CCAACCCAAAGGCTGACCCTCCGTCCATACCACCTCCCCTTGGCCGGATACGTGGGACCATGATTTTGGAACCCACCAGGGTAGAGCACACACTTCGAGGTAGAAGCGCACCCAGCGCTCATCCACCCCGAGCTCCCGCAGTGTGAAGGCTACGAGAGACTTCGGAAAGTTGTCGGTTGCACCCTCGAGGTCAATCGACAGCGCAAACGAACTCTTCTGTAGTAGACTTTGGGCCCTTCTTCGACCGAGCTCCTGATCGAACTGGTAATTGCCAGTTATCCTCAGGCAAACTAGCTCTGTCCATCGGAAGAGCGGCACCGCAGCGGCCTGTAAGGACCGGTACGGATTCGCGACAAATCTTCCTTTGTACCCGGGCTCTTGGATAACGCTAACCGCCCCGGCATAGGGTAGGGTTCTCTCTATGCCAAGCTCCTCTAATACACCGCGCATATCGGCACAGTGCTCTTCCAGCGTGGGCTCTAAACCCATGAACACCTTCGAAAAGATGTCCCAGTGTCGCTCGACGAAGTCTCCGCCATCTGTACAGATGGAGAAGGCAGAGTCAATAACGCCCTCGGGCTCTGGCAAACGAAGCGTGCCAAACAATGGAACACTCTTAGCGTCTGTCGTCGGGTAAGTCAGTATGGACACCCCTCCCGGAGGAGGTGGTGGTGGAAACACCACACCGGCCCGCTTCCACGCGGTTAAACCCTTCAGGATGTAGGCTTTCGCCTGTGCTTCCATTTCTGGTCGCACTGGGGGCCTTTGTACCCCCTTTATAAACTTCTTCCACTGCCTGGAAGTAATCTTCACAGCGGAAAACTGCGAATACACCATCAAGCAGTTCCACACCTTCATGAACCGATCGGCTGGTAGCTTCCAAAGGACACGGAATGCCCCTCGGGGAGTCCCATCCGCATGTCTCGCGACATAGTGGGTATCGGTCCTTCCGAGGAAAGAATTGAGGCGATACTGCTTCAGATCTTTAAGTCTCCTAACAGTCGATTCCTCACCCATAGCATGGACCCACTTCTCAATCAGGTTGATGATGGGTAAAGCCTGACGTTCGTCAAGCCCAAGCATAGTCATGCGGCGCATGGCAGTGGATTGTCTCTTGGCGGATCGCTTCGCGGACGAAACGGTCTCCGCTTGAGAGGTTTTACGACTTCTCATCGAAGGCATTTGTCCCTCCAATCTAACTGCGTAGATCCACTACGACTAGCGATTACGTCGCCTAGGCGTGCTCGATCTTGAAGGTCAAGCCCTCTTGGCTGAGCATC